GAATTATGGCACTGGGAATACTGGGGCACTGTTTAACACGATATAAAGAATGTATTTACCAAAATCTCAATTTGTCGAAATAGCAACCAACTTAGCTCCATTCTTACTAGATAAGTTCGGAACAAGGTACAGTAAGCCGACAGTAATAAAAACATCTGCTAACGAATACTACGATGCACCGGAAGGTGACACCGCATTCGGAGATTTCTCTAATGCAGAAAAATTAATAATAAATACTACCGAAGGTACGTTTGCAGAAGCAACTACAGTGCCAATCCTCCCTACCGTAGTCAAACCAACAAAAAAAGATTACGAAGCAGATACCTTTTACAGGTACTTTTTACAGGTAAACAAAGCTAAGATTACGGAGATATCAAAAGAACAGTTTGATACTAAATCAAAAAATATTCGTCCCTTTGAAAAATTAACAAAGCTAGAATGGAAGCTACAAGGACCTGTAAACGATATCACAGTAAAAGGTAACTTATTCACAGGAGCTAAAAATGTAAATAAGAATGCTGTTATGAAGCTAGATAAGGTAATGAGCGGCATAAAAGATATAGTAACAGACTATGCAGAATTCGTTAGCGTGACTCCTGCAGATAATATGGAGGAAGAGAAACCAAAACAACAAGGTACTACTGTTAGTATACCTTCTCCTTCAAAATAGTTGTAAACTAATTATATTCTACGTATATTACATATAACAAAAGGTTATAAGAATGTTTTATATAATAGAATCTCTACAACAGATAAACTCACTACTGAAAGTAGTAGAGAAGACTCCCTGCTTTATAGAAGTAGTTTCCTCTAATGATTTATACCATCCAAAACTAACAACTACTGTTGCAGTATACGTAAGACCGGTAGGAGAACAGGAAGGGTATGTAATACCTATCCAACATAGTGAATGCATTAATATAGAAAAAGACCGTATCTACGAACTGCTAAAAAAAGCACTCTCACTATATACACTAAATAAGAAAACCCTACTGTATCACTTTAATCTACAGGAAGCTATAGACATCTCCCTACTATACTCAATGAATTACTACAAAAGACTAGAGTATAAAAATACAAACAACACTATAGACAGCTTCTACAGGAAATACGAAAGTAAACCGGATATCAACACTATATTACCTATATCAAAAATATACCAGAGATGTGAAACAATCTACGAATCAATAGAACCTTTTATTTCCGAGATATGTATAAATAACAGTACAATAATCCCAACAGGATTCGACTTTTACAACAATACCGCAACAAATGTATTTTTCTTAATCGAACAGAACGGAATAGGAATAATAGAGGAGGATTTCAACGAAATACATAAACCAAGAAACCCAATACACAACACATACAACTCATCCGTATACTCACTTTACAACTTATATAATGCAACATCTAGACCAACTAATACCTTTAATAGCGTTAACTTTGCTGCTATTAACAAATCAGAAGAATACAGAAAGTGCTTTAAACCGAAAAACAACTACTTTGTGGAGTTTGATTTTGATGGTTACCATCTGCGTTTGCTTAGTGATCAGATTAAGTACCCTCTAACAGAAGAATCAGCCCACAAGCAATTAGCGAAAAACTACTTCGATACAGATAACATTACAGAAGAACAGTATAATTTAGCAAAACAGATAAACTTCCAAGCGATTTACGGGAAAATACCAGACGAACATAGCCACTTACCGATATTTAAATCAATACAGTCTTATATAGACGGAATGTGGGAGATGTTTGAGAAAGAAGGGTACGTAACTAATCCACAATCTGGAAAACCTTTTACAAGAGAGTTAAAAGAAATGCATCCAGCAAAGTTAATGAACTATATGATGCAATCGTTGGAAACTTCAAACAATATCACTATATTAAAAGAAGTACTACGATACCTTCAAGATAAAAAGACTTTTATAACACTATATACGTATGATGCTATACTATTCGATTTCTCTAAAGAAGACGGTAAGGAAACCCTAGAGGATATTAAGCGAATAATGGAGCTAGGCAATAAGTACCCGGTAAAATTCAAATACAGCACTGATTTAGTGTTATAGAAACAAACAACTATTTATTTATGTTAACAGACACCAAAATATGTAAGTTCGATTACGATATCGAACACCCCTTTATCAGCGAAGACATGAGTAATAAACTTTTCTGTACATTCACTACAGAAAGTACATTATCCGAAGTACTGACAACTATACAGAGTAGGTACAAGATACTATATAATAAGATCTTCGTGCTATACGCTAGTACGCAAGACGAGTATATGTGTACATACAATGTAGATTTCGGAAATGTCGGAGAATTCCTAGAGAACACAATACTTGTACATAGGAAAAAAGAAACAAATACGTTATATACAATAAATGCGTTGAATACGCTAATAAAATCTCTTAACGACGGTAGGTTAGATACAACATACAGGGTAAACTGGCAAGATTACCGCAACAGTATTCTACTAACTAAAGGACCTGAATTAAGACAGGTAAGTACAAAATTACACAAAATTATAGAAATATAGTTGCTCCTTAGAAGTACTTTACCTATCTTTATACTAAGTAATTATTTAAAATCAGTTATATATGAACATTAATGCAATTAGAGCTAAACTAGACTCTTTAAACAACAACGGTCAAGATAGAGAAAAGACCGACTATTCAAAAATCTTTTGGAAACCAGAAATCGGTAAACAGACAGTACGTATTGTACCATCTGCACTAAACCCTGATTATCCTTTCACAGAATTGAAATTCCACTACGGTATCGGGAAATATCCCATGATCGCTTTGTCTAATTTCGGAAAACAAGATCCGATCGAAGAATTCGTAAAAGAATTAAGAAAGACTAGCGATAAAGACAATTGGTCGTTATCAGGAAAAATCTCACCAAAAACACGAATCTTTGCTCCTGTAATAGTTAGAGGAGAGGAAGATAAAGGAGTTAGATTATGGGGATTCGGAGTAACAATCTACAAAGCATTACTAGCTTTAGCTGAAGATGAGGATATTGGAGACTTTACCGATGTGATCAACGGATGGGATATGGTAGTAGAGATGCAAAAAGGGAATCCTTACCCTGAAACTACAGTAAGGATTAAACCAAAACAAACACCACTATCAGATGATAGTACCTCTGTAGAGTCGTGGATAACAACTCAACCAGAACCCCTACAATCGTTTACAGAATACGATTACGACTTCGTAAAGAAGAAACTTAAGGAATATTTAGATCCAAACGCTGTAGAAGAATCACCGGCACCTCCAGCACAAGGAAGCGATAAAAAACAAGAAGATAAGCTACCGGAAAGTTTAGGTCAACAGAAAACAGACTTTACCTTAGAGACAGCTACGGTTGGTAACAAAGACACAGTTAGTAAATTTGATGACTTATTCAACGAATAATGGCAAGTAAAAAAGAGACACAACAAAAGGCTTCTGATTCAATCAAGAAGTCTTTTAATTTAGGTAACTTTAAAAAGAAAAAAGGGTACGCCTTAACTTCTGTAAAGTTTAAAGAACAAGGCTTCATACCAATGTCTCCTGCTCTTCAAGAAATAACATCATTACCAGGGTACCCAGAAGGGCACATTACATTACTTAGAGGACATAGTGATACAGGAAAAACTACTGCTTTAGTAGAAGCAGCAGTTCAATGCCAGAAGAAAGGTATACTACCAGTATTCATTGTTACTGAGATGAAATGGTCTTGGGACCACGTACGAGAGATGGGACTTGAATTTGAAGAAACGGTAGATGAAAGTACAGGGGAGATTATAGATTACGAAGGATTTTTTCTATACGCTGATAGAGGTACTCTAAACACTATAGAAGATGTAGCTGTATACATGGCAGACCTAATGGACGAACAAGCTAAAGGAAGCCTGCCTTACGATTTATGCTTCTTATGGGACTCTATAGGATCTGTACCATGCGAATTATCTGTACGTTCTAATAAGAACAATAACGAATGGAATGCAGGAGCAATGTCTACTCAATTCGGTAATAATATGAATCAAAAAATACTATTATAAGAAAAGAAGGAAGCAAATACACAAATAGCCTTATCGCCATCAACAAAGTATGGACTCAGAAACCCGAACACCCGATGGGTCAACCTAAGCTACAGAACAAGAACGGGATGACAATGTGGTATGATGCTACACTTATCATAACATTTGGTAATATTACGAACCCTGGAACTTCTAAAATAAAAGCTATCAGTCAAGGTAAACAAGTAGAGTTTGCTAAGAAAACCAATGTACAGATAGAGAAAAACCATATCGGAGGAGTTCAATCAAGAGGTAAGATAGTAATGACTGCTCACGGTTTTATAAAAGACGATAAGAAAGCAATCGACAATTATAAAGCAGAACACAAAGACAGATGGTTTAAACTATTAGGATCAGATAAATTTGATTTAATAGAAGAAGGAGATACTGAGGAAGAGACAATCAACGTAAAGAAGATAGGTTAATGAAGAGTTATACAGATATTCTGGATAACCTTAACGATTCCCCACCTAGAGAGTTAAACGATCACATACTAGTAATCGATGCTATGAATATGCTAATTCGTAGCTTCTCACTACTAAAAGCAATGAACCCATCAGGCCAACATATAGGCGGCCTGGTAGGTTTTATGCGATCACTCGGATACGTAACACGTATATTTGACCCTACTAGAGTAATAGTAGTATGGGACGGAAAAGGAGGTTCAGCAAACCGAAAAAATATTGACCCTAACTATAAAGCAAACAGAGCAACCTCAAGGATAACTCACTGGGGACTCTACGATACTAAAGCAGAAGAACAAGAAGCTTTAATAGGTCAGCTATATAGAACACAAGACTACCTCGAATGTCTACCTATTCAACAAATAATGTTAGAGAAGCTAGAGGCTGATGATATAATCGCATACCTAGCTAAACAAGCTTCTAAGAATAGTAAGAAAATTACTATAGTATCATCTGATAAAGATTTCC